AGATCAGCAGATGTGATCTTATCCCTCGGAGGAGCAACCGCAGCTAATTTGCGTTGTTTTGATGAATAAGATCCTTTAGGCATTATGCAGCGTTAGTAATAGCACCAGATGAAATAAAGCTAACACTTACAGTTTCAAGATCACCTGTTGTTGCAGATAGACTTGTTCCTGTAACAATTCCAGAGAAACTTACTTTTTTAGCACCAGTTGTATCTAAAAATAGTTCAAATTGTGCATCTCCTGGATCTTCTGCTGTTAATACATCAGCTAACAAGTTAGCAGTCTCATTACCACTCGCTGCGGTATAGAGAAAATCAACAGTTCCAGAGGCAGAAATTAAACCACCAACAAAACTTCTTGATGTCGCTCCATGAGCAGTTACATCTAAAGTGTCTTTTGTTGTATCTAATGTCCAGCCAGTTGTAGAAACCACTGCTTCTGTTGTTCCAGATCCGTTTTTAAATTTTACAGAACCTTCTTCGCCACGAAAAAATGCCATTGTCCTAAGAAAAAAGAGTATTTAAGATTAGTTTAACTTGTTGTTGACTTTTTTACAGTA